GCCGGTGTTGGGATCGACTTCGTGAACGGTAGCCCCAATGGATCGCAAATCAGCGACAAAACGCGGTTCTGCTAGGTGGCCTGTTTGAAACAGTCTGAGCAATCGACCGTCAAACTGTTCTTTAGCCGCCCAGCGAAAGCCGTACCACAAGGCACGCTTACATTCTCGACCGATAATGCTGGCACCAAGATAGGTACGGGCTTTTTCTGTTCCGTACTGTTTTTCGTACTGCTGATAAATCTCGCTAACAATCGGATCAATGTTTTGTGAAATATCAGGCATGAAAAACACCTGTTTTTTTGTTCAAACTCATACTATCCCCCTTTAGGAAATTGGTTAGTGATGGTGGCAGGTTGCAAACCTTGCTCATGTGGCCTTCATGTCATGCGTTCACCATCAAGTGAATACCACTACGACCACGTTTCCGCACTCCGACCTGTCCTTCTGTTTACAGGCAGTGGTATTCCTTCATGGTGCTGGTACTTACCCGACCAGCTTAGGTTCCGTTTATTCAACAACTGGCTCCGACGGAAAAGCGGAATCGCGTGTCTTATTCCTTCTATCTGATGGTTGCCAGAGCTGATCCTGGCTTGCAAGCCCCACTGAGGCCATGACCCTCTGTACCTTGCCTTGCTTAACACTGGCGGGTCAGCATCCCGTATTAACCATCACGGCTGGCGACTGGTGAGAATTGAACTCACATCCACCGGCTCCCCGGTTTCGAGCCTTGCATAATGCATCATGCGTTGTCGGCTCTCATGTCTAGGTAGACAGCGCTTTCATCCCTAGATGAAGCTTAACCAATAAAGCAACAATCGCCATGCGTGATGGTGCTGGCCTTTTTACCGTCGCCAGCGCGGACGTTGCTCGGTTTTAGCGTGAATCAGAATATCCACGAAAGTAATCACGCTAAACAAACTATCACGGGCTTATATGCGGTGCCGTGAGCCACCGACCGAGCGTTTTTCACAGCTTGAGAGCACTACAAACCAGTTGACCGACTGGCGGCGGATTGGCATTGCTGCCGAATTCAAAAAAAGCCCCCTATCAAAGCAGGGCGAGTACAGGACTTCCAAAGGACATCACGACCTTGGCCGATGCACCCTCATAACGCGCATGGGTAAAGGTGCCTGTCTTTCCAGGCTGTCAGGCGTTAGTCGGGCGCCAAACACACATATCAAAGGAGGTGAAACTATGTGTGTTTATTCTGTTACTTCGCTTTCTTGATTGACTTCGGCTGCATCGTTGGCAATTTCTGCCTCACGCAACGCATTCAAGGCAACCGAACGAAAACCGTTGACCAATTGATCAACTTGTTCAAACGGTAGTTTGCCAAGAGCGGCCAAAATTAAATTAACCTGGTCAAGATTCAATTCATACTTGACCACTACTTGTGCTGGATTTAATGCCATTTCTGTATTCCTGTTAAAAGATTATTGCCAAGGGGCTGCGCCATTCGGTGTTGCCGGTGCCGGTGCTGGTGCTGGTTGTTGTCCCCAAGGGGCTGTCGCCGGTGCTGCTTGAGCCGCCGGTGCAGGTGCAGGCGCATGTTGCATCGCTGGCGCTCCACCGATTGCTGATTCGTATTTCTTAATGATGTTGGCTTGACGGTTTCTATCGTCAAGTTCAACGCCCACCGTTACCAGCATCGCTTTGTTGTGCAACTCAGCCGAGTCATTCGGACGAATGATCCCCACCGCGCGGCAGATTGCACCCAGTTCGCGCTGTGCAATATCCACCGCTGTTTTGTTGTGGTTTTGCAGATTCAAACGTGCCCATAGTTTGCGGCCTTTGAATTGGCCGTCGATTACTTCAAAGACAAATTGAAGATATTGGCCTTGGCCGTTTTTTGTCGGTTTGAATTCCGACTCTGTAATGATTGCCACATATTGCCCTTCGGGTAGGGCGTCAAAAGATTCCTGTTCCGGTACTGTACTTGCGTCAAAGCCGTTCAATGCTGCCATCGGTCACTCCTTACTTAATTGAAAATTGAGAAAAACTAAACATTATGGGCAACAGAAGGCCGATTCATGGCTTCTGTTAGCGCCGCTAAAAACGCATCCCAAGACAGGTTGGTGTCTTGCACGCCATACCGATTCCCAGCCACATAAGCAGGGTGCGGGTTGACGTGTATTTTGCGTTGGCCTGTGGTGATTGCTTTGGTTTCCTTTTGCTGAAAACCGCTATCAACCTGTCGTGTAAGAACATCGTGGGCACAAAACCCAATGATGTCCGCCCACTCGCTGATGATGCCTACTGCACGCTTGTTAAGTTTCAAGCTGTAAGCGTCATAATCTTCGGTCAAGGTAGGGTTGCGCACCTTGTTAATCTGTTCGTGTGCGATACAGATAATGGTCATGCCACGTTCATTGCGCAGCGTGTCCAACTCGTTAAAGAATTGGCGCCACAAATCATCGGCAATGATATAGCCCTTGCCATAGCCAATACTCTCGATATTGGGCACCTTGTTGTCGATGCAAATCTTTTGATGGATCAACGGTTCTAGCCAATCCAACGAATCGACAAACACGGTCTTAAACTCATGTGCGTCATTTCTTAGCGTATGAATCGCGGAAATGACTTCCTCATAGGTCTTAGCCAGTGGGAACGCGGTCGCCTCAATCGCGTCTATACCATCCTCAGTGAGAATACCCACCGACGCTGGCGCCGACACTGCAAAAGTGGTTTTGCCAATCTTCGGCGGCCCGTAAATCACAATCTTAGGCGCCCTTAATCGCTTGCCTTTGGTGATACTGCTTAAATCAAATGCCATATCGTTCGCTCCTTACTTCGTTACTATCAACTTCGGTTCAACGTCGAGTTCTTCGACGGTATCTTCGATTTTTTCAAAATGTTGGGCGCTGCCAAGAATGGACTCCAGCAACACGGCAATCATTGAGTGCGCTCGGCTGTTAGCATCGTGGTCGTCGCCAAAGTCAACCCCCACATTCACCCCACCACCTTCTTGATCTTCAATCCAGATTGATCCTTTAGCCATGAGAAGCCCCCAAGATTTGACGCCATGAGCCAGAACGCTTGGCACGTTGATATATCGAACGCGTTGACTGATTGCCAACACGCCAAGGCTTGCCTTTGCCTTCGGAAAAATAACGGCGTTCATCGGTTGGGTGATAACCGCCAAATACCTTTCTCAATGCTTTTGCTTTCTTACTATTCACTCTCAACGACCTTAACTTCCACTGAAGTTTTAGCGGGTTTAACTTCCATTGGCAGCAGGGCGTAAACATCCGGCTTGTTTTCTTGTAGCCACTTGACGCCTTTTTCGTCCAACTCAGGTTTGTATTTAACAGGGTGGATTTGCGGATCAATCTGGGCTTTAACAGACTCCCAGGCTTTCCAATCCATCTTGCGTGTGACTTTGCCGGTCACAGTCACTTTGAAGCCAGTAAAGCTATGGGTTTGCGAACCTTCGTCACGTTTGCCTGTTAGCTCTACGATCTGATTTTCAAGTTCAACACGGCGCTTATTAGCCACCGCTTCCGCTTTCTTGGCTTCTAGCCATTGGTTACATAAATCTTCAATTGCCATTCTTCGATCCTCCTTTCGGTTCTTGTTAAGGCAAAAATAAGTTATCACACTAATTGAGTTTTTCTCAACTTATTTTTCAAAAAATTTTAACTAGCCAAGCGTCCTACGAATTATCACCTCAGTAACCGTGCCGATAACGCGCACGCCGTCTTTAAAACGATAGGTAGGAAAACGCATATCGTCAGCCATCAACAACTCGTCACCGCCTTCGCGCACAAATCGCCTAACAACTGGCTCAGACGCTTTGCCCAAAGTTGCCAAGACCACTTGGCCAGGTTGCACCGTTCGACCTTTGCTCACAACGGCATAACACCCAGTTGGGCATGACGACGTAAGCGCATCACTCATCACCATGATTGCGGCAGCGGTTTGCGGTGGATAGGCAACGGATGTTTGCAGGTATTCCGTCACGGAATCCCACGCCCAGCGTGCAATAGCCATCGGTGCCACTACCGGAACCGTGTTTATCGGCGGCATGTTCCCACGGTGAATGGGCTTGTTTGAATCCGCACCCAGTAACCAGTCGGTTGATACCTGATACCACTTTGACAAATCCACAATATCTTCGGCACTGGGTTGAGTTTTTCCCGCTTCCCACAAGTTGATTGCCGAAGGCGATTTGTTCAATCGCTTGGCAACGTCGCGTTGCGTGATATGGGGAAACAGCGCTTCACGCGCCGCTCTCAGCCTTTGTGCCAGTGTGGTTTGCACGTTCGATCCTTCGTTCGTTTCAGTCCTTGAGCGCAAATGGTATGAGAAAACATCAACTTTGACAAGATTTTTCTGGAAAAAAAAATTGAGAAAAGCTAAACTGTGGCGAAAATGTACAACAACGGCGCAAGCCAAGTGAGTTAGAAGTGCCAAAAATCAAGCATTTGCCCATCGGCTACACCGTCCGAGGGATCATTGAGAGAGCAGGTGGCCCAGCAAAGCTGGCAACAGAACTAAAAATCTCCTACCAGTCGGTCTACAACTGGAAAACCATTCCCAGCAAGCACGCCACCAAGATAGCCATCTTAGCCGGATTGCCCTTGAAGATCGTACGGCCAAGCATGGTGCAGGATG